CAAAAAAGGCAATCCGCTCTTTTACGATGTTCATGCCGAAAAAGCGTACATCGCCTCATTAAAAAATACGATTTCAGATTTAGAAGACATCAGCGGGTACCTTGCGCAGATCGCAAAAGATTTTAAATCGAAAGATAAAATGCTGGCAAACTGGCTTAAGCTTTAGGAGATGACATAATGGAAAATTTCAATAAACTCGCCTCACTCAACAACTTAAACGGTGATCAAGAAGATACGCTCCTCATACGGCGCAATCAGCTTCAAATGCTGAAAACGGGCATGAGGGTATCAGCCGCAACGAAGCTTGAAGGCATTAAAACGACACTAAGACCGAAGTTTAAGATAGACGATATACAAAAAGAAATGAACAGCGTCTATTCATCGCTTCTCTACAGCTTTGAAGGAAAAGCGCGGCAGGCGCTCGCTCAGCGAATCAGCCAAAGCGCCCAGCAGCTTATTAACACGGAGCAGGACGGAGAAAGTTTTGTGAATGGATTTAAGACGAGATGAAGGCGCCTTAATTGGCGCCCTCTTTTCGTTCATCTACGGCTTCTTCACGTTAAACATCGCAAGCAGAGTTTTGTCTGGCGTCTTGGACTGACGATAAAACACGTTAGGATTGAACGTATATCGTTCCGGCTCGCCACCGACCTTGATTCGCGCGACAACGAATTCACCGTCGAATTTCATTTGCTTCAGGCGTCGGCCAAGCGTGTCGGGCGTTACTCCGATCGCTGCCGCAAGCTCTTTCTTATTGAACCACCGTATATACTTCGGATTCTTTTCGAAAGGATTCTCGCAAAGAGCGTTAGTTTCGTAGTGGACGAACGGTAGCATTCGGTAGATCAGTCCGATGTCTGTCGCCTTCACTTCGCTGTATACCTTCTTGATCTTCGCGGTATATAATTTGACAACGTACTGGCTGCCGAAATTGCCCTTGAAATGATAGCGTTCGTTCACCGAATAGTCGCCGCCCTCTTCCCGGATAATACCGTGCGAAGTACAGGCGCTCAGGAAATCGTAGAACGTTCTCGGCTTTTTCGCGAGCTGTAGAACGGAAATCATATCCGCCGTGGTCATCGGAGTTTTATCCCGGCTGGATCTAACGAGAACACCGTTATAGTCAACGTAGCATTGCAGCAGCATCAGATAGCCGCATTGTGCCGTTGTGAGAGCGTCATATACTTCGTGAATGTTCGGCATATTGGCGTTAGAAAAGTCGCGCCTATCCGTCGTCTGCTTTTGCTGTTCCCGGAAGGCTTCGTCTTGGTTCCGGTGTCTAAGCGTGTAGTCTGTCGATAGATCCTCACCTGTATCTGCGTTTACTACTCGTAATCTCTTCAAAATATCGTCTCCTTTTTCGCAAAATAAAAGAGCGCGGATGTGGCGCCCTCATAACGTATAGACAGCTAAACGGGTAAAATTATCGGGTTTAATAAGAAATTTTTTCGCCGGTTTCAATATTGATCGTGAACTGCCCCGGAGATCTTCCCTTTACGAAATCGTTATAACGGCTTCTTCGCTCTTTATTTCGCGCCCTAGCCGATCTATCAACGAACTTTTCCTCATATGAAGAGCGTTTTCTTCGCGTTGGAACTTTATAATTTCGGCCATCTGCCCCGTACTCTTCGGCAAGTTTTTCGGATGCCTCCGACTTGATGCGCTCTTCTCGCTGCGTTTCGCTCATGATCGGGTACTCTTCGCGAGCCATTTTATCCGGGTGTGGGTTCGCTAGCTCTTCGTAGATTACAAGATTCGCCATACGTTCAAGCACGATAGAATCCGGATGCTCTCCGACTGCATCAAAATAACCGTCGGCCAGCGCAGTGATTTCCTCGATACGTTGGATCCGGTCAAGCTCTCCGGCCTTCGTTCGCTGCTGTAATTCCGTAATCATTTCGTGCAGTAGCGCTTTATCCATGAATTCGTCCTCCCATCGAGTATCCTTCGTTGTGTCCCGCCCAATAATAGTAGATATCTGCGATTGAATCAGCCGCACGGTCAATCGCTTCACTAACGTTTTTCTGAGCGATCCCCATCCGTTTCCCCGCCTCGACTTGCGTCAGGTCTTCGAAATATACGAGCCGGATGGCTTCGCGTTGTCTGTCGGTCAGATCCGCAAGCTCAACCGCGTTGTACAGATCGAGAAGCACTTCGGCAGCTTCGTATTCTCCGAGTCGTTTGCGGCTGACGAACTTCGGATAATCGGAGAGCAGCGTTTTTACGCCCTCCGCATTGTCCAACGCATATGTCGCTTCAAATTCGCGATCCTTTCGGTGTAGATCGACTTTGACTGATCCCATTAAACCGCCTCCAATTTCGATGTTTTGTCCTTGCGCCTTAGGAATCGCATTATCAAACGATATAGTTGCGAAAGAATTTTTTCGTTAATAACTTCGTTAACAATTCGCACATCACTGTTGACTATCGGTAACTATTCCGTCTATACTGAACGTAAATACTTTCGTAAGGAGATTCGTTATGGCACTTACGTGGATTTCAAACGACTTTGATCGCAATACCAAAGCGTATATAACAATCGAAAAGCAACGACGTTTGTTTATCTCGGTAGGAGCGCGCCGCATGATCGGATTGCCGAAAGACGGACCGTTTTATTTGTCCGTCGCATATGACCCGGCAGAAAAGCGCATTGTTGTCGGCAAGCCCGAACTCGTGAAGCAGCCCGATGTCGTACCGTTCAAATTCGATAAACGCGGCAATGTGTCGGCTTGGCCGTTTTTACGTAGGGTCGGTATTGACATCGACAAGCTGCCGCAACGATACTATTTGATCGGCGACGGTGAAGCGTCTAAACAGCCGTATCTGGCCTATCCGAAGCACACATTCGCGTTTCAGTTAGACGAGTAGCTGTTCCGCAAGCGCTCGCCCTACATACCACGCAACACGAGAAGCGATTCCGTTTCCAACGATCCGATACTGTGCCGATAAGGAGATATCGTCTGGCAGGACGTAAGTATCTGGCGCAGATTGGATTCGAAGGCATTCGCGGACGGTGAAACGGCGAGGTGCTTCGGTCGGATGAATCGGCTGGCCGCTGTTGTGATGCGCTGGAAACGTATTCGACGGTTTATCTAGCGATTGTACGCGATTGGCTTGATCGTAAGTGTATTCGCTTTTTGGCGTCCAATAAGATTTTTCATCGTGGTTAGCGTAAAACAAACCGTAAGGAACTCCTTTGCTCATAACTGCCGGAATAGTTCGCGAAGGCTCACCCATCGTAACCGGACGATTTTTCGCAACTGATGCCGGATTGCGGTCTAAGTATGCGATTTGCTTATCGTTTAGCTGAACTCCCGGCTCCGGCAAATCACCGATAACATCACGCAGTACCTTCGTTTGATAATCGCCTTCTAACGGCTTCGGAAACTCGAAAGTGATTCCGAGGTCTTTTCGTATTCCGACGATGAACACGCGCTCTCGCTTCTGGGCCACTCCGTAGTCCCACGCGCTCAGCACTTTCCAACTAATCTCGTAACCTATTTCGTTAAATCTTTCGATAAGAGCATCGAATGTCGGGCGATGTCTCTTCGTAATAAGCCCCTTCACGTTTTCGAATACGAAGGCTTTCGGTTGCTTGCGCTCAATAATTTCGAGGTAACGGAAGACTAGTTTACCGCGCTCTCCGTTTGCACCTTCGCCTTTACCCGCAACCGAGAAGTCTTGGCACGGAGGTCCACCGAAGATTACGTCTGTGTCCGGCAAGCTATCGATATCAATTTCGTTAATGTCCGCCTGTTCTACGTAATCGCCGAAGTTATGACGGTAAGCTTTGACGGCATTCTTATCGAAGTCCATCGCCTTTACGATGTCGTAGCCGGCCGCTTTGAATCCGATTGCGCCAAGTCCTCCTCCGCAGAACAGTTCGAGTACAGTAAGTCCGTTTGTCGGCAGTTGCGGCGTTAAGTTAAAGTTGCCCATATATTCGCTCCTTTCGATCGGTGTAGTCGGATGTAAATGACACGTAGCTTTCGCCATTACTTATGCGGTAATTGTTAACGCTGGTTCGTTCCAGGACATCTTACGCAAATAGGTCGTTTGTCCGCCGCCACTATAGAACGCACCTTTCATAAACGCCTTTTGATCGTCTTCCGGGAGATCGCGCCAGTTACCGCCGTCTGGAATCTTGTGCGCATAGGGTTTCTCATCATTTCGTAACCCGTATCCGTAATGATTCGGAATATTCGTCACTTCAACACCTCCGCCATAATCGCGTCCAGTTTCTCGTACAACTCTTCCGGCTTGCCTGCGTTTTCTATTTCGTAATCAACTTCGAAACTGTTAACGGCAAGCTCAGTCGGATGCTCCAAGTCGGCAAGATCGAATTGATCGCCGGCTTTTTTAGCGCGTTCAATACGGATCTCGGCCGGTGCTGTTATGCGGATAAATACGAAGCCTTCGTCCTTCAATCGCTTGTATTCGTTAGGCTGGCGGCAGTCATCGATGATTACGCGATTCTTTAGCGCTGTGTTGCTGCAGTCGCAAGGATGGCGGTCGAGATAGGCGGCTATTTTCGGCATGAGAGCGTCGATCCATACGTCCTCTCCGAAGGCTTCCCGCGCCCACTGTCCGAACTTCTGATAATGAGCGCGTGGCTTCGGATTTCGCGGAACGTGAGGGAATGCGCGGTGGAATGCGTCCTTTAGTTCGTCGCCGAATGCGAACGGCTGGAAATCGTAGTGAAGCGAGATGTACGATGCCGCCAGCGACTTGCCTGCGCGAAGTGGTGCGGTGAGGGCGATTTTCATTGGCGTTCCTCCTTCGGTACGTATTCGACAATTTCAAAACGTTTACTTATCTCGGCCTTAATCTCTTCACGTTCCGCGGTCGGTAAGTCGTAGTAGTTTTTCGTTTCAAAGTACGCTAAATTTTTGGTTTCGCTTGTGATTACGCTTTTGGCCGCTCCCTTCGTGAGATAAGCGACCTTTCGTCTGCGTGCTTTCATTCGCTCGCCTTCATAGTAAATAACGTAAATCATATCGTTCATTGGCGTTCCTCCTTGGTTGTTCCAGAGATATATTCGATCTCGTGCGTAGCAAATTCGCCCACCTTAGCGTTGATGCGAACGGACATAACTCCGTGCAACTTCTTACCGTCCTGATAAACTTCGAATCTTCCTGGTTTCCGACAAATAAATACTAGAGGAGCGTCTGTCGCCGGAAAGCTTTCTTCTATATCCGCTTCCAGGTGCGCCACCTTTCCGTCCGTTTCCTTTGCGGCATATTTCAGCGCCTCCAATTCTTCGCCGTGCCTCCGGTTGTCTTTGTGCAGCGTGTCGATCTCGTCTTTCATACGCTTCATTTCTTCGTACACATAATCGTCCATCTCCACGTTCTCCGCGCGATCATGTTCGACTTTTTCTTCTAACGCAGCGATATCGTGGCGGATGTCCGAATCGGCATTCCGCAGCTCAGCGATTCTTCCCGCCCCCATTTCGTTCCATCCGAGATCTTCCTTGATCCGTTTATTCTCGCGTTCCAATTCCGCAACACGTGTCGCCAGGTTAGCGATAACGTCGATCGGGTCGGATGGCTGCGGTTCTTCTTCGAAGGATTCGGCCGGGACGAGGACGCGGTAGTCATCAACATCTACGTCTAAAAAAACCTCACCAGGAACGCCTTTATTCAAAAAGAAGGATCCGTCGTCAAAAGAGTCATCAAATTCTTTTACGAAGTCGACAAACCCTTTCGGAAAATCATCGCTCCTAGTTATGATAACCTTCTCGCCCACTTCCGCCTTGCGGTCGACCATTTCGTAGCGCTCTCCGTCAATGTGGACGATATTGGTCGGTTCGAGGACGTTGTATTCTTCATCATAGATGCACTTTCCACAGGCTGTTCTAACGCTCGCCGATCGTTTTGTTGCCACATCAAAAATGTCGCCGTTGTGGTATTTTCCGAAGGATAGGATCGCATCAACAATAACGATCTTATCGCCAACCTTCGCCTTCCTGTCGACCTCTACATATTCGCGTTTGATTCCGCCAAGTGATGCGTCAGCCAGTACGTGGATTTTTTCGTTAGTTTTCGTCATTTTATCGAGCTCCCTTCGTATTAATCGTTCAAATTCCGGCTTAACCCGATCCTTTGCGTTTTTAAGGAAGTCCATATCCGATCACCCTCTCTATTTTCGAATCACACACTCCGCAAACACTTGCCGCGATTTTGGTTCCGGTATATCCCGCACCATCCGTCCAGCTTCGGCGAGCTTTACCGCTGATCGGAGCAACGCCTCTGCGAACTCTCTATCCGTTGTGATAAGCTTTCCTACGCGATAAACGTTTAAACCGTGTATATATTCGACTTTCACTTGATCACCCGCAATTCTACCGACTGCCGGCCGAACTGTACTAAGCTACCCAAATCTTCTCTTCTTCCTGTGTGGAGCTTGTTTTTGTTGTAATCAATCACCAATAACCCGCACCTCCACAGTTTGTCTGCCGAAATTTATCGCGTCCTTTTCACTTGATACAAGTAAATCCAAGCGCGCTCCTTTGATTGCGGAACCTATGTCTTCCGCCTTCGCCCGAAAACTCGAACCGTCAGCGAGTCGGACTTCAACCGTAGAGCCAAGCGCAATCACAGACGGATCGACCGCTATGACGCGTGCTCCCTCGTAGTAGATCGAATGGCTGACGTCGACTCCCGTTTTGGTGATGCCGGTGCAGCCTTCCGCACAGAATGCCGTGTAAGCTGTCGCGGTGAAAGTCCGCCATGCTGACGTTTTAGTGGCGGTCGGATTCTTCGCTTTCTTCAACGCCTTGATTTCGTCCTCAAGCGCCTGTATCTTCTCGTCTTTTTTCGTTATCTCTTTCGTTAATTCTCTGCTGCGCGATTCAGCCGATTGGATGGCGGCCTGCTCTGGCGTTATCCTTGGCGGCTCTGGCGGCTGATCTGCCGGACAATGGCCGGAGAATAGCTGCGCTGTTAGCGTGAAATTCGTTAGGATACCGATGCTTACACCTCCGTTTTGACCAATTCGCAAATGCTGACGGGAAATTTCGGTTTGACTAACTCGTAGACAGCTTTCGCGTACTCTTGAATTTCGACTTGACTATCGTGTGCCAGGCGTTGGTTTAGAAAATGCGCGACCGATTGAAGCGATGCCGTCCAGTAGTAGCGTACGTACATTCCGTAAGCCGGGAGGAATAGACGCGCTTGTTCGGCGCAAACACCCGATTTCATTGCGCGTTCATATAAACGCTCACCGAACGCAATGAAATCGAGTAGATCTTGCGTGGCTATTTTACCTTGACCTTCCGGCAGTGTTTCGCCGCTTCCCTGCTTCGAATTCTCCGGGGTTGACCGCCATTCATCCGCTTGCGGAATATAAAACGCAGGCTCTTCGGTAACATAGCGCCGACTCGATTCGTTCCAAGCGTCCATTGTGTGATCGGACCCGACGATATATTTCCAGTGCTGGCGCGCAACCATTAGCGGAGCATAGATTTCGAATTGAACCGTCGCATGACGGAACGGCGACGTATGCCCTTCCCGCGCAAGGAATTTAATAAGCCGGATGTCCTTTTCGGATAGTTCGGTAGATTCCTTGTCGTAGGAAACGCGGGCTGAGTTCACGACGGAAAGGTCGGAGCCCATTGCGTTTGTTAGGCGGACATAGCCGTTGTCGAGTACATCAATTTTGTCGTTCATCTATTTGCCCTCCTTCGCGTATCCTTCTTTATCACTCGTGCCGTCCTGACGCGCATGATTCTCCGCATTTTTCGCCATATAAACATCGTAAATACTTTCCGGAGTCAGACCAACGATTCGCGACAAAGAAAGCAAGAAGTGCCACATATCGATGACCTCGCCTTGTAACGCCTGCTGATCGATCTCCTTCGGATTTTTCCACCACTTCCAGTTAACTTCGCGCCTGATCTCGTCAATCTCCGATTCCATAGCGAGAGTAATTCCGACCACCCATTCGTCAGTTGTCTTATCGATACTGCGCTCAGAGATAATCCGGTTATCTAACGCCGCCTGCATCTCGAAAATTTCGTTTAGTTTATCCTTCATTTCGACATCTCCTTTTGTATGAATATCCCGCAAAGCAATGAAATGATAACGACGATAGAAACGTGGATCTTTTCGGAAACATTCGGATTGTATCCGCTAACCCACAAGAACATTCCTAACGAAGCCATGACAGTCAATAACCGGCTCATCACGTTTCCCGCTCGTTAATAACTGCGCATATACTTTCGTAATGGCAAATTAGTCGAAATAGAAATCGTCATCCTGAAGCGCTTCGACCGTCGCCTTCTTGTATCCGTTACCCTTTGCTGCGAAGAAGTCATGCGATTTCGTCTTCGTATCAAGCCCGTTCAGCACGATCGGATTTACCGTTTCATCTTCGAAATACGGATCGAATCCAAGGTTAGCAAGCGCCTTGTTTCCGTTATACCGGACGAACTTTTTAACGTCGTGAGTCAGTCCGACCTGATCGTAAAGATCCTCGGTGTATGCGACCTCATTTTCGTAAAGTTCCGCAAGTAATTCGACGGCAAAGTCGCGCAATTCGATCTGAACATCCGGAGACTGACGGTTGTAAATTTCCTGCGCAAGCAAGCCGACATAGACGCCATGGATCGCTTCATCTCTAATACCTTTTGTTCAGCCGAGATCGCTACTCTCGACCCGCTGCGAAATGCAGCCGCCTTACGTTACCGCAAGGAGCAGACTATATCATCGCCCGCATGGGGCGCCTCCCGTTTCGATTTAAGGGGTTCTCACCCACGCCAATAACTTGCGCCCTACTCGTTTTGCGGAATTTCACCGCCTATGCGATAGTCGTTGAACGTTCTATGCGATCCCATATAGTTTTCCATCTTCGTTTATGCCGAATTAAGCTAACGTATCGTGGGTGCAAGTCGTACTTCTCTCCGGCTTCGCCATTGCTCATACCTGCAAGCAGGTCATAGATTAAATTCGTGGCTTGTTCATCTGAAAGCTTTGACATCGAGTTGCTTTCCCCAGGCTGCCCCGACATTAATCCAATCTTAAAGGCGTGTTGAGTGTTTTCTTTAGGAGTGACTATTTCTAAGTTGCTAACGTGGTTATTGAGTTTGTTACCATCTATATGGTTGACGAACATTCCGTCCGGTATTTCATGTATGAAGTACTTTGCTACCAATCTATGAACTAAAAAGTTCTGAGTTCCTTTTTGTGGGTGGGTGTATCCGACAACCTCATATCCGTAAGGTGTCACAAATGTTTTTCTAGGCCTATTAAGTTTCTTCGAAATAACTATTCCGCTCTCGGTAATCCACCAAGGGGCTTCCTCCACTTCTTTTCGCATCATCTTCACCTCCTTTCGGATCGCATAGCTTCGCTGCTGATCGTCCTTTTAAGGATTTCCCAGCAATTAGAGAGGTTCGCAATCGCCGTCACCGACGAAAGGGACTATTAATTAATCAGGTTTATGATCTCGCCGCTGTTCATCAGCTTTCCTTGACCGTAGAAATATAACGGATAGTAAAATCCGCTATAGAAAAGGAAGCTTTCGAGATAAACCGACGCAACCATCGCCTTGTATAACGAAATTTCATCGCCTGGTTTAATCGCGTTATACAGTCCGCCAATGATTTCGGCTTTCCGCTGCAAGTATCGATTCGTCTTCACCCATTCGAAAAGTTCCGTGATTTTCTCCGTTGGTGCGAGCGTCATGAAAATGTTCGAATAGGATTTCGCATGGACTGCGTTTTCCATCATCGCCATAAAATTCAGGACGGCTTTACGTTGGTGACCGGATACCTGGGCGGCAATTAACGGCATACCTTCGTTTCCTTGCTCCGTGTCGAGCAGCGTTAGACCCGCGAGCACTTTCATATACGTATCCTGTTCGTTCGCTCCGAGATACTTCCACGTTAGAAGGTCGCCATTTAGCGAAATTTCTTCCGGAAGCCAAAACTGCTTAACGTTCTGTTCGTAAAACATCTGCGTAAATCCGTCGTCGTGTTGCGACCAGTTAGCCGCTGTATATTGCGTCAATTATTCGTCCTCCTTTTCGTTTAAACTACGCATGATAAACAACCCTCCGCAGTCGTATCTTTAGTCCGCGCATAATACAGCGTCTTAATTCCTTTGTGATGTGCGTAAAGGTCAATCCGGTTCAGATCGCGCGTCGTCATCGTATCTTTTAAGAACAGCGTAAATGAGATGCCCTGATCGACGTGCTGCTGGATCGTCGCGATCATATCGACGACCTTAAACATATCCATGTCGTACGCTTCCTTATAGAAGAACCAATTCTTCGCGCTAAGCCCCGGCATAGGGTAATACGTCTTGGAATTTCCGTATGTCCGCTCCTCAATCCGCTCCATAATCGGCATGACTGACGCCGTAGCCGACTGAACGTACGAAATAGATCCCGTCGGTGCAATCGCGAGTCTGTACGAATGGTAGAGTCCGTATTTTCGTACGTTATCCTCCAGCCGAACCCAATCGATGCGTTCCGGAATTTCAACGCCTTCAAACATCTTCGCGACCTTCTCCGTTTTAGGAAGGAAATCTCCTGCGACGTACTTATCGAAGTAGCTTCCGTCCGCATACGTTGATCCTTCGAATCCCTCGAACGTGCTGCCGGTTTCCTTCGCAAGCTCCATCGACCGCACCAGCGACCAATAATTGACGAGCGCAAAGAATACGTTAGCGAAGTCGCGAGCCTCTTCCGATTCATAAGCGATCCCATTCTGCGCAAGATATCCGTGTAGATTCATCGCGCCAAGTCCGATCGAACGCATCTGACGGTTAGCCTTAGCGACTGCCGGCGCGTTCTTAATATTCGTTGATTCTGATACGACCGTCAGCGAATCGACTGCGAGCTTAACTGTTTGCTCGATCGACTTATTCGCCATGACGTTCGCAATGTTCAGCGATCCGAGATTGCACGAGATGTCGAGGCCGATTGCGTCCTCTTCGCCGTAGTCGGTGTACTCCGATACTTTGGACGCCTGAAGCACCTCCGAACACAAATTCGAAAATTTAACCTTCGAAATGTGATTCAGCGCATGCGCCGCGTTTACGTTATCTTCGAACATTAGATATGGGTACCCCGATTCGGACCGTAGAATCGCAAGCTTTTCGAGCAGCTGTCGCGGGTTGATTTTATCTTTCCGAACGTTCGGATTCTCGACGAGCTTGTCGTACATTTCTCCGATATCCATTTCGTCAAGATGCTCGCCGTATTCCTTATAGACCGTATGTGGATAGAAAACGTATGCGTCCCGGTCTTCACGAGCCAGTTCGATGAATTTATCCGGAATGACAACGCCGATCGATAGCGTCTTAACCCTTACGTCTTCATCAGCACTTATTTTTTTGGTGTCAAGGAAATCGTTAATATCAGCGTGAAAAACGTTTAGATAAGCCGCTCCTGACCCCCTTCGTAAACCCATCTGATCCGCATACCGGAAGTCATTATCGAGAATCTTCATGACTCCGACAACGCCCTTGGTCGCATTCTCAACGCCCTTGATCGTTTCTCCCTTCGCGCGAATCTTCGATAGATTCAAACTTACGCCTCCGCCAAGCTTCGATAATTGTTTTGCGGTAGAACTCGCCATGCTAATATCGTTCAGAGAGTCGCCTACTTCGAGAAGGAAGCACGATACTAATTCGCCCCGGCGTTTGCGGCCGGCATTTAAGAACGTCGGCGTGGCCGGTTGATATTCCTGCCGGATCATCATTTCCGCAAATTCGATCGCCTTGGCTGCGTCTCCTTTCGCAAAGAACAGCGCGCAGATGGCGATCCGGTCTTCGTAGCGTTCGAGGATCTTCTTCTTATCGTTCGTCTTCAGCGCGTAATCGTTATAAAACTTGAACGCACTCATAAACGAAGGGAAACGGAACTTTTTCGCGTAGGCTGCCTTGTAGACCGCTTTGATTTCGTCGAACGTATACGGCTCGAAGACTTCGCGCTCGTAGTAGTCGTTCTCGATCAGATAGTCGAGCTTTTCGCGCAGATCGTGGAAAAACACCGTATTCTGATTCACGTAATCTATGAAATAACTGCGGACGGCTTCGGCATCCTTTTCGAATTGAAAGCCGCCGTTCTTCCGTATCATAATTTCGTTATTAAGTTCGATATACTTCGCGTGTTTATTCGTCAATAGCTCTCACCCTTTCCGTAAATATCCGTATATCTTCCGCCGTGCCCGCCAGCTCGAACTTGTGAACGATTGGCACTCCGTATTCTTCCGCAATCAGATCCGCCGCCTTGGCGTAGTTACTCCCCCATGTCTTGTTCCCCGACGCAGCCACACCCGCCATTAAATCGCCATTGTCCGCGAGGAAATCCCAAACGGTGCCGGCGACCTGGCCGAATCCGTAAGTTCCCGTTACCAATACGAACGGCTCCGTCAAGAGCATATCCGGTTTGATTTCGACCGCAGGCAGGCCGGTCTTGGCTACGAATCGGCGAACGTTTCCGGCCAGCGAGTAGTAGGCGATTAGCATAACGACGCCACCAGCACTCCGATAGGAATTGCGTACATAATTAGGATGATAATTTTCGCTAGTCTTTCCGCTTTTGTTTTCGTTTCCTCTACGAGTGCCAGCAGCGTAAAAAGTAATAGGCACGCTATCGCAACGTATGTCATTCGATCGACTCCTTCCGTTTTAATTCCGCCTCTATTTCGTCTTTCCGCGCCAGAATCCGGTCACGTTCGATTTCCAACTCGACCTTCTTCCGTTCATGCCGGCTGATTGCGTAATCAACATCGGTAAGCTGTTCGTCAAGCCATCGCAAGGACTGTCGCAACTGTGCGGCCGGGACGCCGTAGCATTCGTAGGTCATTGTGTTTCCTCCTCTACGTCCTTTTGAACGCGTTTATGTTCGCGGTATGCTTTTTGTAGCCGGACAGCGCTGCCACAGATAACTACCGCCACCATGAAGACTGCTATGATACTTATAACGACCCAAACAATCACACCAATAACCGGAATCGCGAGTAGAAAATTAGTGACAAAATATCCGATACATCCTCCCGCGACACTCAGACCGATTAGCGTAACGATCGTTAGGGCTTCGATAAGTCGCTGCTTAAACATTCGATCACTTCCCTCCGATCGTGTCGAGGATTTCCTTGATTGCGTAGTATTCCGGATTGATTAGCGCTTTGATACCTTCTGAGATCGCGAAAATACCGAACCCTCCCGGAAGAATCACTGACAGACCGACAATGATCACCAATAAACCCCACTCGACATCCCAAGCCCCGCAGTCTGATTCGTACGCTTTTACAGCAATCTTCGTAATTATGACTCCCGCGACCACTGCGATTATTAGTAAAACGCCTCCGATAATCGCATCAGTCACACCGTTAGCAAACGCCTGCTTAACGAGAACTCCGTATACGTGCTCGGCCGCGACTCCGAGCTTTGCCGCGATCTTATCGATATACTCCATCGCTTTATCCATTCGAATCACTCCTTCGGCTTAATAATCTTCTCGCGAATCAGATACGTAAGCGCCACCGCACAGGCATCGCTATGATCGTCTGTTGCGAATTTGTGGTCGGCCGACAAACCGAGCCATTCGCGAACGCTCTCGGCAACTTGCGGCTTCTTTGCGTTTCCGTTTCCGGTGACCGTCTTCTTAACGTTTGCCGGCGTAACATGGACGTCGACTTCGTATCCGTATCGGTGAAGCGCCCGTTCGACGGACGACCATGTTCCGTGAATCTTATTGTTCTGCGCATAGTTGCGGCTTGGCGGCCATATCTCCCGAACGATTACGTCGAACGGCTGATTATCGCGAACAAATAGTAGCGTAAATGCTTCGATCTCCTCATACCGCAATGGCTGATCGGTTGATGCGGACGTTTTAAAGTGAGCGGATTTTATTAGGCGAGCTTTTCCGCCCTTTGCTTCGATGATTGCGAATCCTGGCGATGTTAACGAAAGGTCAAGGCCGAGGATTCGGATAGGCTTGGCGCTACTCATCAGCCCGCACTCTTTCGATAAATTCGAGCGCCTCAACGTACTGCCGTTTCGTAGATTCGTATACGTTCGATCTCCGTACCTGCGACACTTTTGCGCGAAGCTCCGCCAGTTCTTCGTCCGTCAGCGACTTCGCAATAGCCGTCTTGTATCCGTTAAACGTCCATCCGTTCAGATCCAACGGTAAAGGCGTTCCCTTCTCGACAGACTTGCGAATCTCTACGAATCTATCGAATAGCTGCTCGACCTCTTCCTCCGTAATTTCGATGCCGAACGCCCGCATGTCCGGCGACTTTTCGAATTCCCCTTCCGGATACACCCACGACTTCTTAGACGCGTTTACGTAAAGGATAACGTATAGGTCGACGCCATACATCGGACCGTAGGCGACGCATTGCTTGACGTGCTTTTCTTCCGGCTGCCGCATCGAATGGAGGGACGTCTTTGCGGCGGTCGTCTGCTTCGATTTAATTTCGAGACCGACGCGCAACACCTCGCCGTCTTCCGTTACGTAGCGCATGATGCCGTCGCACGTTCCGTAAAGGTTGAACGAGTATCCGCGATGTGTGACCGGATGATTCCTTTTCGCGAAATCCTCGAACATCGGCGTGCCGTCTTCGTTCTTTTCGAAGCTGAACGGACAGGGGCGGCCGGTCTTCTTCTCGAAGTGTTTCTCCATGAAGAGAATGTCGCGCTGGATTACGTCACCGATCGCTGTACCAATCCGAGTCCACCGTCCTTGATACGGAGGCTTTTTCGTTTCGTCTCTCGGAGATCCGATCGCTTTATGGTAAAGCTCGCGCGGGCAAGCGTTAGCAGATGACGGTGAGAAATACGGCTTCTTCGGAAATACTTTCGGAGCATTGGCGTACCATTTATGGATCTGCGCGTCCAGGGCGTTATCCCACGTCTCCGGCAGCGAGTGCCATTCGTTTAGATATTCGACCAACTCATCCGCAATCTGCTGCGCGTATGTGGTCGGTTCTTTTAATTGTGCCCGCAGTGAATTTGCGGCTGATCTTCCGTTTGAATTCGTCAATTAATCGTCTCCCTTCGTTTTGAACCATTCATCCACCGAGAAACCGTTTCCCCATCTGCGGCAAATCTCGATATCCGTCTTATTCGGAATATTGCCGAAAACGTACGTATTTAGCATGACATCCTCGAAGTCTTTAACGTCTTCTCGCGTGATAGTGTCCGGCACTAAAAGCAGCGCCTCGTCATGCACCACGCACCATATCCGCCATTCTCCGCGACCTTCAGCCGTCTTCCTGTCGCATAACTCTTGAAGCGCAATCATCGTAGCTTTGGTCTGGATCGCTGCTGATCCCTGGACTCTTGCGTTGGTTGACTGCGTATAAACGGCCGAATAATGGCCTTTGGCGTTTCGGTCCTTCGCGTCAGGCAGACGTCTCTTACGTTGGCCGCGATCCATCCAAACATATCCGTGCTTCTTAACGAAAGCTTGATTCGTTTCGACCCACTTTTTGACGACCGGAAACCTTTCGAAGAAGTTGTCGAGGAACTTCTGCGCCTCTTTCTTCGATATTCCGATAGCGTCCTTGAGCATGTTCGCGCCTCCTCCGTAAGCAACCGCAAGCATGATGACCTTCGCCTGTTTCCGGTACACTGATCCGTCGCCGCATTCTTCGATCGGCTTATTGAAAACCTCCGCAGCGATTGACGCATATAGATCGTTTCCTTGTAGGTAGTTATCGACAAGTTTCGGATCTTGCGAGAAATACGCCAGGCATCGGTATTCTTGCTGACTCCAGTCTCCGCCTAAAATCGCATATCCTTTAGGAGCTACGAACATTTTCCGGGCTTCCTTCGGTTGATTCTGTAGGTTGACGCCTGTTCCACCGGAAGAAAACCGACCGGTCTTTGCGCCGTTCTGATTGAAATTCGTGTAGAGTTTGCCGGTCCTCTTGTCGATTAATTCCGGCAAAGCGTTGATGTACGTTGAATACAGTTTGAATTTTTCTTTGTACTCGAGCAGTTTCTTAATGATCGGATGTTTGCTCGCAAGAGGTTTTAGGACCTTCTTTGCGTCAGTTGAGTCGAGCTTCTCTCCGGTTGCTTCTTCTAACGCTGGCTTAAGCTGCGCCGGGGAGTTAATGTTGATGTCGCCCAACTCGTCGATAATCTCCGCATACAAACGATCGATTTCCGCTTTGATCTCTTTACCGTATTCCTCCGCGAAATCTAGGTCGATGTCGAATCCGGTTGACTCAAGCTTCTGCACGACGCTGATTAACGGAACCTCGACCGTCTCATAGTAGCGAAGGATATCCGGGAACTTCTTCAGATGTTCGCGTTGGAAATCGCGAAGCTTCCTCGTCACATCACCGTCTTTTGCCGCATAAGCAAGCGCAATTCGTAGATCGCTCACTTCGTCAAAGCCGATCTTTCCGAATAAGTCTTCGTATGTGTCCGATTTAATCCGTAGATATTTTGTGACGAGATTCTTAAGCGCAAAGGACGGCTCGTTTTCGTTAAGCAATCGCATCGCTTCCTGTGTGTCCCACGTAAGGCCACGCAATGTAATTCCTTCGCGATCCAGCATGTGAATATCGAACTTTGCGTTATGAGCGAGCTTTCCGATCGATTCATCTTCGTAAAACGGCCGCAGCTTTTCGACGACAAAGTCGTTATCTAATTGCGGATGATCCGTCTTATGTTTCGTTGGGATATACGCGTGGATGTCCGCTTTAATAGCCGTCAATACATGGCCGACAATGTAGTCGCTCCATACGTCTGTGCCCGTCGTCTCAACGTCGAATACGATCTCTTCTTCGTCAGCAAGCAACGCGAGGAATTCGTCGAGCCGGGCATCGTCCGTAATCAGCCAGTAGTTTTCCGGTGTATTCTCGACCATCTTCCGCAAAGTTTCTTCTCGCTGGGATTCTTGCAGCGTCTTCCATAAGCGCATGGCCTCCGCCTTGCTGAACGCCTTCGGATTGCCGGCCTTGTTCACGCAATCAGACGGATTCCTGGCGAGCTTGCCTGCATCCATTGCCGCCTTGACTTCGTTTAATCGTTGGCGGTCAGTTTCCGATAGCTTGCTTGCGAATATGCGGCGCCAGCTTTCCTCGATCGGTTCGGCCGTTTTCGCCTTCTGCTTCCGCTTGGCTGTTTCGGTAACTTTTTCGTTTTTAACTTCGTCATTTTTAGGAGACAAAGCGCTGAGATTCAACCGTAGATTTCCGAGTTCCATTCGCATCCTCCTTTCTCGCGTGATAGATTCGGACTACTCCGAGATAAAATTTATGGCACCGAAAAATAACGCCATAGATACGTATAATCCAGCGAATAGCCATTCCGAATTGTATATAGCGATTACGGACAATGCAGAATTATAGATACCGAAGACATAAGCGAATGCCCTATTCGACCTGCTCATAAATCGACCTCCTCCGTCCATTTCCGCTCGTATTCCGCCTCGTTTTCCGCATACCAATCCGACCAGCAAGCGTTGCCGCAAAAGTACCGGTCGAAGAGCGAATCGTATGTTGCGGATCGCCCTTCGTTCAATACCCGGTTACATGCGGCGCAGATGGCGGCAGGTTTTGCGTCCACTTACTCGTCGCCCTTTCGATCGAAACGCGCTTCGACTGGCGTTATGAGTTCGATGCTTGACTGATTTTCTGTGCAATTTCCGTGGTTCTGAGTAGCGACTTTTACGCTACCATCCTCGGCGACATCTACAACTTCGCAAATTTCCCCATCATATAAATACTGAACGATGTCACCGACCTTATACTCGCCTACCTCACGTCCGATTGCGGCCCATTTTTCGATCTCTGCTACCTCTTCTTCCGGTAGGAGTTCGAGCTGATCAGGCGTTGCACAACCGCGGCCCCGATCATGTTCAATCTGAATTTTCTTTTCGGTAATACCCCATAGGAAGTCGTTGTCTACTACGGTGTAGACTTTTCCGTTTTCGAAACCTAATAACGGACATACGCCGCCGCCCGATTTCAAACGGACTTTAGCGCCTTTCTTAAACTTTGCGCGAGCTGCCGCGTCTTTTGCTTCGGCAACTTCTTCGTCAGTGGAGCGGACGAGTTCATCTTCGTAAAAAATTCCGGCTTCGTTTCCGTTTAATTTTTCGCAATGGAAAGGTGCGAAATCTTTGTCGTCTCTTTTTACTAGTACGATTTCATCAATTTCCGCATAATGACCGCTTTCGTTCCCGACCACCTTCACATAATCACCGACTTTCAGGCGTTCAGGCTTCGGCTCGGCGGCGCTAACTTTACGGTAGACTTCGAAATCATCGGCACAGTAAGTGTCAAAACCGTCACCGTCGTCATCCCGGATTTGAGGATCTCCGCAACCATCTACGCGATAGATTTCGTAATACTTACCTGCGGTTAGAAATTCGTTTGGAGCTTCGTCAAACTTAACGAAATCGCCCGCCTTCGCCTCGCTCTTGTCAATCCGTACGTATTCCGTCTTGGCTTCGCCTTTTAGCGCAGCAACGTCGGATTTTAGGGATTCGATATCCTTTTCGTTTGTGCTGACGCGATCTTCTAATGACGGTTGAGATACGGAGACTTTGCGGAACACAGAACCCGCAATAAGCGCACTACCGTGCGAATCCTCTACTTCATCATAGATGGTCATCCCGTACCCACTCTTATTAACGATCTTATAAAACGCGTTTACTTCCAGATCCGAGTGATCGTAAGCGTTCAACAATAGATCTCCGTCTCTACCGAAAATACTCGGAGTTCCTTCCACGCGCTCATATTCCGCTCCATTATACGCAACCTTCTTAACTTCACCGTTCACCATATCGAGAGTCTTCACGCCGTGTAATTTCGCCATCATACCGCCTCCGCTTCGTTATTTTCCGCAAAATCTTCCCGCATGAAATTCAGATCCATTTCGACCCATCTCTTGCCTTCCCGTTCTGACGGTCCCCAATAGTCCGTAATGCCGCGATTATCGATCATCCAGACGCGAGGGAATTCCCCCTCACCGATCAGCACACCGATGAAGAAGTCGACGTCTTCAGGCGTATAAGGCTGGCCGTCTCCTTTGCGCCCACTTACCGTCAAGAAACCGCGATCTTCTCTACGGTCCCGGATCGTCTTAACCTGGAACGTTTTCCATTCGCCAGTGCCCGGATCTCTTGCGCTGATATCGAAGGATTCCTCTGTCTCCGATTTTGATACCGCCTGCCACCCGCTGGCTAATAAAGCCGCACGGGCGATCAGTTCGGAATACTTGCCGATAGTTTCCTTGAGATGCGCCATTCAATCGTCCTCCTTCGTTTTATTAAAACGGCAGATCATCGTCACTGATTTCGTTAGATTTTTCGTTATTAGATTCCGCACCAAGCGACAGACCGATCAAGCTAATATCGAATCCTGCTGCGACTAGGTTCTCGATCTGCGTCTTCTCGTCAGCTTCGAATAGCAGGCCGTCGAACAGTTTTGCGTTGAATTCCTTACCGTCGAATTTAGCGAAGTTTGCGCGTTCCTGTTCGGTGAGATCTTCTTCGAAATCGATCAACGGAGTAAGGGAAACTTTCGTGTCTTTCGCTTGACCTGTCGAGTTCGTTTTCGTTAATTCAAACGCAAGCTTTCCGAGTTTCTTTTCGTATTTCTTGATGGTTTCGTAAACGTCGAGCGCCTGGTTACGCGTCAAGTCAACGATGATCTCTTTGCCAGTCGTCAAATCAACGAATCCCATTGCGAACCTTTCTTTGCCACGATACTTACCGGCTTCAGCACTTTGCGCCTTCTCTTCTTTTTCATCTCCGGCCTCTTTCGCTTTGAATTGAAGGTCGCGATGATACTTTTCGGCAAGATCCCACGGAGTATGATCGCTTACTACGAAACCCTTTTCGTTCCGGGTAGATGGATTCTTCGCAACAAACGTATTTACCTTTTTGTAGATACCGTATCCAAAATACTGCATCAAGTCCTCCGTACCTAATACACGGACCTTATACGAAGAGCCCACGCTGAACTTAGCGAAATCGACCGTGTTTAGATTGCCGCCTTCACCTCCGCCGGCCTGTAATGCTGATAGCGCCGCCGCGCCTTTTTGAAATTGACTCATTCGATTTCCCCCTACGTTTTAATTTTGAGGCTGTTCGCCCTCGCAAAATGCCGGTAACTGCGTCCGAAACGCCGCCAGCGCTAAGCCGTAGCGACGCGACTCTGTTACTTAACGGCCGCCCCGACATTCTCCGAGCGCCGGGCCGCAATGTCCGCCGCCCTCATTCGCCTTCTTCGCGATTAACCTCGTAAATAAGTCGGCCAAGTACAAGCGTGGCAATCACCGCAAATATTTCGAATAGCCATGCGTTAGACATAGGCGGCGACTCCTTTTTCCTTCTCGGTTAATTCCGAGCGTTTGGCCGCAAGCTCTCTATATTCGGATTTCAGATCGGAAATTTTTGCGTCAATACTGGCGATAACTTTATTCGAGCGTGCCTTAGCGCGATTCAATTCGAGCTGCGCAATTTCGAGGTTCTTTTCCGCAAGCTGGACGTTAAGTGCGCGAGTCTCGCGTTTGATACGGCGGATCATTGCGTTTGCTTTTCGTCGCAAAGCCGTCTTCATTTCGTCAGGGATTGCGTCGAGTGGTGCGGGCATTTTGTAAACGGTCACGATTTTATTTTTATATACGATAAATCGAACTCTGCTCTTGTGGTGATCGTATACTTCCTGCCGACCGCCTCGTTTATCCGGATTGCTTCCGACATAAACTGCCGTCTGCATTAATTGAACGAGGTGATTAGGAGCGACTGACCGCAAGACACCGAGACGTTCGACTGCGCGATCAATAGCGTGCTTTGTGACTTCGTATTGTTTCATCCGACGCGCACCGCCTTAATCGATTGTGGTCGGTAGTAGTCCGCCGGATCTTCATCGACCGGCCATGCGCCTTGATATAAAATTTCGGTTAGTTTGCGCGGATCTAGCGCAGGATACGTATTGGAATCGGTAATTTTGGGGATATTCATAGTACGTTCGCCTCCATATTATTTAGGTAAAACGTACTAGATCGGAAGGTGTGTTCGCATTCTGTTCGCTTGTCTTTTGACATGAGAACGGTTATCATGAGGATGTGGCTACGCCTCCCGAGGCTAGTTACGTTTTATACAGCAAGATAAACACTGATATCGCCGTGCTGTGATGCGTCATAGTTTTTCGCAAGTTTGCGAATCTCACGTGTTACGGTGTAGTGGTGAACACCTAGCTTACGTCCAATTTGCCGGGCGCTAGGTTGTTCGGGTGAAAGATGTTCTTTAACGATTGCCGTCGTTAAAGCATCTGAGTTATTCGTTAGGGCCTCGATAAGTTGCCGCTTATCGTGGTCCGTTTTTATTTCGCCTGATACTCGATCAACTACATAAGATTCTAAATCGAAATCCGATGCAGATTCGAATGTTGCCGCATTCTCCTCCGCGGTCGTGTCTAACGGAATTGATCGCTTAACATATGTCCCATTCTTTTTCCTGGTAACATCGATCGCAGCTCTTGCTAAGTGTAGTTTGAAGTGGCTAACAACATCGGTTGATTTTTGCTTGTCGAAGTTCTTTGCGCACCACCAAACTCGTTCGTTTAATTCACTTACAATTTCATCCCGCAATACCGCGCTTGTTCTTGAGTATTTCCTCGCGATATTTGAAACCATAGATTTGAAATGATCAAATATGTTTCGGAATGATTGGCTGCTCCCTGTGGTCTGGAACTCATCAATCAGCTTTATTAAGTTTTTTTCGTGTTCCAACTATCATTTCCCCTTTCAATAGTAACTGCGAATCTTGGATAAAGATTGGCACATGTTTTTTTATTTTTTTTTATAAGTTTTTCTTCCATGACCATATATTAGCATGATTTGATATTGAATTTTCTGAAAGTGAACAAGGTTTTGAAATACTACTTTTGTTCACACGTTTAAACAAAATGGATAAATAAAAGCCGCCCTAAATGGGCGACCTTGTCCTAACCTCCTATGATATTAATTGCAAGTTCTTTCTGCTGTTCTACTCCGCCACCATTAATTGATTTAAGCGCTAACCCTCCTGCCACAACTACTCCCAACACTAAAGCAACTGATAAAATCTTTTTCAAATAAAACCTCTCCTTTTGAATTACCTTTACTTAGATTAGCAAGAGATTTAACAAACTCGGAGTTTTCACCCGCGTTGATCAAATCCCTCACAATAATAACTGCGAAATAAAGATTGGAATTGGCAACGAAATAGTGAAATTTTTTATACAAACTTTCAACTTTTTTTCCTTCCATACTTCTAAGGTAATCCAATAAATCGAGATCGCCGACTTTTTTAACATTTTTCTCTGCTTCAGAAAAGGAGATTTTTCCTTCTTTATAGCGCTGAACTGATAACACTGATTCGTGATCATCTTTATCTAAATCAATAGACAGGAGAAGTTTCCCCATACTCAGGTTATATTCTGAAACCTCCATTATTAACTCTGAATTAGTTTCCGCGGCCGTAGCGCAACTCTTCTCAAGGAAAAAAAGACATTTTTTGGGGCTTTTAATTAGATAAGACATACCTAACACATAATAGGCATCTGATTCAGCTCTTTTGTTGATATTAGATTGCAGAATAATACTAGCGTAGTGCCTAGCCTCTTCTAAGTTGTTCAAAAACAAATGCGCGACGGAAAGTACCTCCGATAGACGAAACAGATAGCATTCCTTTAAGAACAGCCGTGTCTTGTCGCTCAAAGATTTAATTTCGGCCTCGATATCAGATGCCTTATCTATTAAGTAGGAGAATTGACGTTTGTGTAGTAGAACGATGCATTTGTAGATATTCAAGAGAATTTTTAAAGAAGCATCACTGATGTTTTTTAAGGCAGACAGCGCGTCGCCCATTTGGTGAAATTTTGTTTCGCCAGTCATATAACTGTATATAAAAGAGTAAACCTTCACATACTGACCAATAACTCCTTTTGTTGTCCTGTGTTTGGTTAACAATTGGTTTAATAGTCCAACATCACGTGTTACAGCAGCATACTCAAATGTGTTTTTAATACAATCATCTGTTCTCATTTTAAGGCACCACTGCCGCATTTTGCTTTTATAATTTTTAGGATCTACAAGAAGAATTAGGCGCAATACATTTCTAAAAGTTAACTCCCTCTGTCCGCTTTTTAGGTAATAAACCTGTCTTGTAGAAATATTTAAAAAGTCCGCAACTTTTTTGTCATCCAAGTCATCTCTGTCTTCAATTTTATTAAATAAGAACTCCCTTACACCTTCCATGTAATTCACCCCGATTAAATAATGAATGACTTTTATTCCCTGATTAAGTATAATTGAATTATAACGAAAATGTTTATACGTGTAAACATATTTTTTAGGAGGATTTTCAATGGTTGATTTTTCGCCTTTATTCGATACTTTAAGAGAAAAAGGAATGAAACTGAGTGATTTGAGACAAGTTATCAGTTCCAGGACGCAAGCTAGTATTAAAGAAAACCACTTACAAAACAATCTCAAAATGTATATAGGTACCCTGGAAAAAATCTGCTTATTCCTAGAGGTGCCCGTTGAGAAAGTCATTAAAATAGTTCCTGATAACGTAGAAAAATAACGATATTTAAGCTATAATTTCCCCGTGAAGCAAAAGCTTTGCGGAGGTGTTTATTACGGTTAAGTATCGTCGAGGTAAATGTTTACTTCGCGACCGACTCCGTGAAGCTGGAATGAACCAAGCGCAGCTCGCCGATAGGGCTGGCGTTAAAGAATCGCACGTATCCGGTTATGTACACGGAACAAAACGGATGAACCTGGATACCGCGAAAACTTTTTCGGTAATTCTAAACTGCCGCATGGACGACCTGTACGAATGGATCGTCGAGGAATAACTGGTAGTCGGTCGCTGACGGGATTAAGCGTCGCCCGTCAACGAAAAACTTACCCGTTTAGGTAACTCCACCCGCCACTTCTTAACGTCCTCCGCACGCTCATACACCGACTTCAACTCCGCTCTCCCCTTCGCAAGTAAAAATTCATTCGCATCCTTCCCTTCCGTAATATATCCGTGTGCCAGTCCGACTTTCCCGTATAAATAACGCTCGACCTCTGCCCGCAACTTCTCGCCAGCCTTATCGTTATCCGTTACGATGGTTACGTGTTCAATCGGAGACTGGACGATAATGTCCGCCTTTCGTTGGTTGAACGAAGATCCTCCGGTCCCGATCGCCGGCACTCCCGCCGTCATCCACGATTGCGTATCGATCTCCGCCTCGCATAAGACAACGCGGTTCAGCCGCCGGTCGTACACGACATTCATTCCGTAAACAAGGTCCCGTATCGGCCATCCGCCTTTGACGTACCAGAACGCCTTGCCCCGCGTTGACCGATACTTTACGTTAGCGAGCCGGCCGTTCGGCAGCCGCCAGGGCAACGCAACCGCACCGCCTGCCATTCCTACGCCCATTAGACGCTGGACAGCCGGCATGATTCCGCGCTTGTTTAAATAATCGTTAGGCCCCGCAACCACGCCGCCGAGAATCGATTCGCTTAGAGGTTCGCGATTCTTTGCGATCTTCAGCTTCGGCAGCCTGAGCGTTAATTTACCGTCATCTGATTCCGGCGCATACGCATCGATCAGGTATTCGATCGTCTCCTCTTCGGTTTCTTCGCGCAAGAACGCCAGCAACTTAACGAAGCCACCCCGTGCATACTCTGCGTCATAATAGCCGCTATCGCCCCAATAGCCGGCCTTTGCGGATGTCGTATCGTCAAGATATACGTAAAAACTTGGCGTCCGGTCATATCGGAAAGGGCTTGCGGCCAGGAGTCGCTCATCCGTCCAAGTCGGCCGCGTCCATTCGAATTGTTCGAGTTCATATCGTATGTCAACGTCGACCTGACGGCCATTCAACGTTAAAATCGGCACTTTCGTATCACTCCTTTCGTCCTAATTAGGCCGGATTGTTCTATATATTACGCCCTGTTTTCGAAAAATTCCATCGTATTTTGTCGAAAGAATCGCGGTAAATGTTGACAATGTTATCCGTTATATTCCAACTCCTTAAAAGTCGAACTGATCCGCTGACCCTTCGGCTCCTCCTAGTTGTTTGATGACGCCAAACTGCGGCAGATAAACGATCTCAGCGCTCTTCCCTTCGCCACCATCCCGGCCTTTGTTCAGACCGATCAGACCTCGACCTTCCTCTGCGTTCGTATCCACCGCAATCAATAGCGCAGCATCTTCGAGTAGGGCCTTCGTTTTCTTGACGTCTTTACGCTGCGGCAACTTTAATTCGGAGTCAGCATCTTTCCCTTCGCCTTCTTCCGCTTGCGTCAACGCAAAGACAGTCGTTTTTGTTTGGCCGGCCAGACGGCGGAGTTTCTTCGAAGTCTCGGCCGCGTCTCCACCCGCAGTCTTTGACGTGTTCTTTTCGTAATCTAAATAGTAAAACGGATCAATTAGCACGACGTCAGCTTTCGTTTCGAGTATATCCGCCTTCAGATCGCGGAGTTTCCGGGAGTCGAAGTCCTCGTCGTCCACCGCGCGGACAATGATATTACCCGGGATCAATTCGTTCATCTTATCGAGGAACTCCATAAAGCCGGCTTCGAATTCGTCGGATAGCTTGCCTTGGCGAACATCTCGTGAGTTAAAGCCGCCTGGTCCTGCGTAATCGATTCCGAGTTCCATATCGACATCTTCTAACGGATTGTTGTCGATCCCAAACTCTCCCGAAATGGAAACGTAAAGCCGGACGAGAACCTCGTACCATCCCATCTCCATCGACCAAATCAGAACGTTCGCTCCCTGCATCGCACAACTAATCGCTTCCTCCAACGCTATGGCCGATTTACCCCGGCCAGATTTCCCATAAATGACGTATACGTTCGATGAAACATAGCCGCCCATCGCCCGGTTTATGAAGTCGAATTTGCTGCGCCAGATCCGGAAAGACTCGCCAGCCTTGCGGTTTTCGTATTCGGCTTTGAATTTGTCGATATCTTTTTTGATGTCGGTGCCAACCGAACTACGAACGTTTGTTCTAATTTTAAATCTTTCGGCTTGCTCCGTCAACCAAGAAAAAAATTCTTCTGGATTGTCTTGCGCGCTCTCCCACCGCTTTATAAATTCGGATTCTCCGCCGTCTCCTCTACCGTTAACAATTTCGGAAAAGTCCCGCAAAGACGCGTAGTTTTTCAATTTCTTCGCAATAAACTCGTAACTAGCTTCGATACCAAAATTCGGCTCAAAATCCGGTACCTCGTGCGTTACCATTTCGGCCGTCGGCGCCTGGCCTCCGTGTTTCTCCGCATATTCCGTGATGTATCGGAGTGCCTTGCGTTCGCCTTCCGTCGGCAAGTCTTCAGCGGTAATATTAAAACGTAGCAACGCGTTCGGATCGTTCTGTTCGATTACTTTCGATAGCATTAAAACACCGTAGTTCATCCGCGATCCCTCCTCTTCTTCTCGATATAAATGACTCTCACGCCTCTTTTCCGCTGTTCTGCGATTTCGATACTTATACGGAAGTAGTCGGCTGCCTCACCGAACATACCCGAAATGTAATCCGCAGCAACACCGATGTAGTAGAACGCCCAATCCAGCGCAGCAAACGTCCACTTTAACGGATAGAGTAGGCGGTACATTACCGCTCGACCTCCCGCTTTAATTTCGCCTTTGCCTCGTCCTGCTTCGCCTTGTACTCCTCGTCACCATACATCGCTTCCAAACGCTTGTAATCGTTTAACTCATCGAGCAGCTCATCGATTTTCTTCGTTTTCTTTTTCGCCATATCATCCCACGCCTTTTCTAGTCCTTCGCTAAGCTTAGCTACGGTATCGGCATACGGTAATTCCGGAAGAAATTCCGCAAAGTGAAACGCCGTTCCCTCCGGCTCCGGATAGTTTTCGTAATCAACTCCGTCAAGATATTCGTCAACAAACTGGCTGCGGCAGACTAGGCGGATGTCATTCGCATCAGTGAGAATCCATTCGCCATGTATTGCGTCTGTCAGATCGAACTCAACGTAAGTAGAAACGCCGGTATCATCCGTTTCCTTAACGTCTCGGCGTGCATCCACGAAGAATATGCGGTCAGGATATCCGTCTACTGCGACCAGGTCTCCGAAAGTGATCTCCGTTTTCATTCGGAATCCCTCGCGATCATACCGGTACTACACATTCGCGAAAATTGATATTGATCGATGTGGTGACTTTTCCCGCACTTTTGACAACCGATTTCATAGAATTCGATAGGATCAGGGCGTACACCACTGTAGTCGTACTCTATACAAAAATCCCGCACTCTCCACTCATGGAAACATTGTGACTGCATTCTCTTTCTTCCGAAAAAATTCATCTCCGTAGCCCCCTTTTCGATTCACCTTCGAATCCATGCACTATACATAAGTCGCGAATTCTATCGTAAATACGGTGCTCGCCGAACACGCCCGGCAAACGTTCAATCGAAATGTTGCTCGTATAGATTGTCGGCAACTGATTCGTCACTCTCGCGTTAATTATGCCGTGTAAATCACCGCGAAATCCGTCCGTTACGTTCCGTACACCAATGTCGTCCAGAACCGCAAAGGGCGCCGTCTTAGCCGCTTCTAGCGCGCGGTAGTAACGGGTGGCGGCCGGCTCTGCGACCGAGTCCGGAACACGCGGCCGATTGAATTCGTTATAATCGTCTTGCCATTCGTTCACATCGAGGAAATAGGCCGGGCGCAGTGACGGCGTTAAACCTCTCCGCAAAGATCCGCTGTAATGAACGCGCAGCCATTCGTTAAGGATTGCCGCCGCTGTCGTCGTCTTTCCGGTGCCGGAGTTCGCGCTGTAGAGATACAACGACTTGATCCGGTCAGCCGGTTCGATGTAGCCTTCCGCTTGCTCAAACTGGCGCTCGAACGTCTTGACGTAGTTTTCAACCGATTTATATACCGCTGGCTGATCCGCTCTGGCCGGAGAGTTGGCGAGCGTTGTCAGACGATATTCTCGCGGTAATCCTGCCGCCGCAGATCGACCGCCGGTGCCCGATGCGCCGTGTAGGGCGATAAAGTGCGAGCATTGGCGGGTACAGGCGGACGTGCCGGCCGCTTTGCATCCGTTAGCCAGGACGCAGCTTCTTTCGTTAGTCAATGGCGTTCACTCCTTTCGTTAGATCAATTCCGCAAGCATATGCGTTATTAATTCGACTCTTCTGCGTTGCTTATAAGAACCGATGTAATAGTCGCTGGAACGAAGCTCTTCCGTCAAAGCTTCGATCTTATCGATTAACTCATCCGTATGACCTTGTCTTTCGGCCAACTTCGTAACCTCTACGTATTCCGGCGTTCCAAACGTCAAATGTCCGATGCTCATTCGCCCACCTCCGTCCGGCTGTCGTCGATGATTTTTGCGTGTTTGACAGCAATAGATGTAAGCGCGGCTCTTCCGCCCCCTGTTGGTTCACCATCGGCAACTACAGTCGCATACTCAATCGTTTTATAGAATCCGCGGTAAGCGACAACATCTCCCACACGAACCTCAGTCGGCTGCGGTGCGTTAAGATATTCGTCAGGTACTTCGAGTCCAAGTGCGCGATGGAGAGCGATGGCTTCTCCGATATGAACGTTGAAGCAGTCGTTCGGTGCGGCCTTGGCGATTCCTCTGCGGACTATGTTCGTACATCCTCTCAGCTTTCTCAAAACCACGACGGTTCTTTTTTCGGTGTTTACGATGAATTCGTGATCATGTCCGATGTCTCTTTTGAGTAAACCCGATACATCCGCCTTCGCCTTCTCAACGATTTCATCCCGGCGTTCTTGTGTGGTCTTTTCAACCGGTGCCGTCGCCGTTAATTCACGTCGCGCATCTTCGAACCCTTTTGCGTATGCCGCCAAGCGTAATTCTTCGATCGCATCTCTTGCTGTTTCTACTGCAGTATCATATCGTTCCACTTCGTCAGCCTCCCCGTTTTTAACTTCGTTATTGACGATGACTTCGTATTCTGAAGTCCAGAATACAAACCCTGCGTCAGTTACAATGTGTTCGTTATTATCGCTCGACGCACTTACGTATTTATGAACCTTGTGAATTTGTCCGTTGTTATACGTACCCAATTCAGCATTAACAATCAGAATTCGCTCGCCAACTTTGGCCGGACGCTTTTCTGTGACGATAAGTTCGGCGTCTTCTTTTCGTATTACTGCTAAACTACCGTCTTTTTCTCTTGTTTTGTACGTAAAATCACCCTCTCTTTCGAACTCAAACATCCGACCGATCTTATTTATATACCAATACGAAGGTTCTCCCGCCTTCAAAATCCGCACATACTTTTTCGTTTTGGTCATCGCAATCCCTCCGTTTAATAAAAGTCGTCGCCGATTTCCGCCTGCTGCTCCCGCCTTTGTTGCGCCGCTTCTTCGTCCCTGATTTCCGCCACTGCCCGCTGCAAATTCCGCCCCATATACGTCTGCATAAATCCGAAGCTGATGCCCGGCCATTCTGCCGTCGGCCGGTATTCCGCAAAGCACAGATCTATGAAGCGCTTCGTTACTTCCGGGCCGTATTCGCCTGGCTTTCGTTTCGTTCCGACCCAGCGCCCGAGCATTCCCGCTTCGGCCTTCCATGGTTCGCGAGTAGGCATCGGAACGTAAGGGACGCCGTACAGCCGCTCATGCTCCGCCTTTAAGTACGCCTGAAAGTCGCGCACATTCCATTTTGATACCGGTTTATCTGTCGTCGGCATTTTCGTCACCTTCTTCGTATATTTAATCGTTATCAATTGGTTCAGCCACTACGGACACGCCGTCAACACGCCTTTCGGAAAACTCGTGGTCTATTCCCATAATATCCACGTTGCCTCTGTAAGTGTAATAACTATAATCAATCGATTTGACGCGCTGTCCATACTTTCTCAAATCAGCGTTGACAATTCGCCTGAATTCGGAAAGATCGTAAGACACTAGATCAGAGCCACTAATCCGCTTTAAATCGGAAAATTCATAAACCATTCTCATCACGCATTCACCCCTTCGATTTTCATTCCGAGACAATCTAGTGTACGTTCAATGACGCGTCGGGACATTTCACATCGATGATACGTTTCGGACGGATATATCCGTGAGTCACATTCGAAACTATCGTAGAACTCTCGCACCTTCTCCTCCGGCGTCTTTTCGACTTCATATCCGTTGATTAATGCGGCTACGATCGTTAATGGTGAGAGTCCGCGCAGATTCTCTAAACATTCCGCCTGCTCCTTCGTAATTACCGGCTTTTTAATTTCGCTCATCTATTCGTCCTCCCTCGCGAGAATATCGTACGCATACAGTTGTATATTGAAACGAACAAGGCCGCTTCCGTCCGATTGTATCTGTGACCCCTTTACGTGAAATCCTTTTTGCGCAAAATGGTCTCGGAGAATCTTCTCGATTTCGTCGTCTAAAAGGCTGATTGTAACGTTCATCGTTCGCCCTCCTTTAATTCGCGCATTAGTAGTCCGTGCAATGTGGTGACGGTATGACGCTGATCAGCCGAAAGATTCTCCGGAAGTTTCATCGGAATCACGCCCGGTTCTGATGGCTGTCGCTCAGATCTGACGTAGAGGTCGGCCGTAAGTTCCTCCGCTTCCTCAATCGTGTGTTTCAGCCGCTCGTTTTCCGCAATTAATTTTGCTACAGTACAGCGCAGGCCTGTGATTTCGTCTGTCATTTTAGCGCCTCCTTTGCGTGTAAATTTATTTCGTATAGCTCAGTAATCGGAACTAAATCGACTGGTTCTTCGGGAAGCTCCGACTTCGATTCGATTAATTTCAGCGCCTTCTTCAACCGCTCGTTTTCCGCAATCAATCCGGCAACGGCACAACGCAGGTCTGCGACTTCTTTAGCTTCCGGAAACAGATCGAACGTCGTCAACTCCCGCTCTGATCCGTCTTCCTCCTGGATAAACACGCCGCCCTCTCCCGGAGCAACTTCCCGCACCTCAATTCCGAGTTCCTTTGCGTCCTGGATAATGCGGTCTCTATCGAATTTTGGAACGATCATTTTAACGCCTCCCTAATAATAGAATCCTCCGGACCGGCAACTGTGAAGCTCGAAATGTTCGTCTACAATTACGTCAGTGCCCTCGATGGGATTACCGAAGGGGTTATACATCGCAACAAGCAGCTCGGTTCCGTCCTTGAGTCCCAAAACGAACTCCCTTGTCAAGGTATTCTGGAAGACTTCGAATCCTTCTCCTCGACGGATTAGCACGACTCTTTCTTCGTTTTCTATTCCGAAGTAGTCGTTCTTTGCCTTTACGTAGATACTATCGGGGCCGCCCCGTCTTTCCATAACTGCTGCGTCTGATTTAGCGCACTCACTTATAAAATCCTTAACGGTTTCAAACTGCCTTTCGTCCTGTCTGCGATAAAGACATTCGTTAACAAATCGCCGGGATATCGCAGACATTCGCAGGATGAATTCCTCAGCGTATTTTAAACGCTCATTCTCCCGTTTAAGGCTCCGAAGTTCTTCCGCAATCTCTTTCGTCATCCTTTCGTAATCTTTCTCCGCCATTTTTCCGCCTCCATTCCGTGTATTTTCGCCCTTCCAACGTCATCCCTTACGATTACCCTCGATCGTCAGCAAAGCCGCTAATTCCCCGCGAAATTCCCGTATAATTCGTGCGAGCTCTTCCAGCGTCTTGGCGTCCGATAATTTAATCCGCCGATCCATGACGAACATGATTGCGCGATCAACCGATGAGAAGTACGCGATCTCTCGCCAACGTGCGATCGGTGACGGATCCAGGTCGGGATTTTCGGCGAGCCGCTTCGTCCAGTTCGGCGCTTTCGTTGGATCGGTGAAATAGCGTTCATTGACGATGATATTGCGTTCGTCTGACGTGAGTTTGTAATCGGGGGAAATCGGGATTTCAATCGTCATTACAGCATCGCTCCTCTCGCTTTGATAATTTCAAACGCCTGGTCTTCGGTGAATCCTGCGCGGATAAGGGCGTCCTTTCCTTTTCGCATCAGGACCGCGTTCAGTTCGACTTGGCGGGCGACGAGCTCCATATTGTCGAGTAAAAATTCGATTGTCGACTTCAGGTCATTCGTTTGTACTTCCGTCATCTTCGTCAGCTCCTTCGTTAGCTTTTCGTTTGTTAATCTCGGCAATTGTTCCGTCCTTATAGAAAATTCGTGCGTCTGGCGTCGTCCAGCCGTATTCGTCCGCTAGGAACTGAGCGTACTGTTCGATACTTTCGAATGCAATTTTTCCGGAGTAGTTTCGGAATATATAATCGGACCATACTGGTGCAGTGTGAATCGGATAATTACCGTATCGTTCATGCCATTCATGCTCTTTTTCAGTCGAAGCAACAGTCGAGTAAACACCCGCTTCCCAGCCTTTTTTATTAATACGTCCTAAATCGACCAGAACTGCTCTCCCCCAACGATCTCCACAACACTCGCAATCAGTACCTTCGGCCACTCCGTTCCAGTAGACACCGAGTCCTTCCGCAATTTCGTCCGCTACTCCGTAAGAATCCGCCTCAATAAAAAGCCGATGACACACCTTTTCGTTCACAACGAATAAGCCTCCACTATTGTTCTGCGTATATTCGTAAAAAGCCACGTTATCGCTCTCCTTCCGTTTATTTATAAGACCTAGCAATCGTTCGCATACGCTCACTCTTGCAGATGTTATTAATCGCGATATATCTTTAATAAGAATATCCGCGCGAATGTATATGAGCGCTATTATTTAATTGAGTATAGATAATGCGTATAGTAAATGAGTATAGTTCGTCTGTCGTTTGAGCAAGGGACGGGTTCACCTCATGAACCCCCGGCTTCATTTTCGAATGCTTTCGGTATCGGTAGCAGTACGTACAGGTTCGATAATTGTCCGCTCTCTTTACTCCTTCTTTCGCGAATATCGATCAAGCCGACCTCCTTCAACTTCCGCAATGCCTCCCGGACCGTATTCTCCGAACAGAAACATTCGGATGCCAGCGTCTTGATCGAAGGAAACGACTGCTTGCTGTGATTGTCCGCGTGCATCGACAGCATCGTATAAACGAGCTTTTGCGCACTCTTGTCGAGAATCTTGACGTCAGATAACACGCTGCTCGCTACTTGCGCGAATTTGTGCTCGCGTAAATCCAAAACGCCTCGTTCTTCGTTTGTCATTCGAAAACCTCCTATCTCAAGAAACATTCTCTATATTGATTTTCAAATTGGATAAAAATGCGTTAATTTTTTCAACTAAATCACTACGATGAATCTTTATAAGTTCAGGGATATATCGTGAAATATGAGCAAGGGTGACGTTCGGAAAGCTGTATACCCCATCGGATTTTTGCGCATATATTATAGTTAGATTTTCCGTGTGCTTTAGGTACTTAGAGAAAGTCTTACTAGCCCGATTAAATGCTGTTTTTTCGCTAAGCTTAGCGTCAATCCAATGTGTTCCGTTAACAATAAAATCTGGAATACAATTTTCAATTCTTCTCTGTGATTCAACGCGCCCAGGGTAAATCACATCCAAAACCTCCCCGACAAGCTCCTCGAATTTATGCCCTTGTGTAATATAAAAAGATGAGTATGAATCGTTGAACAGTTCGTAAGAAAAATCCCATTCTTCGCAAAGTTTCCTAACACTATGACCGTAGAAGTTGCGTAAATATTTTTCGACGTGCCATAATTTATGTTTATAGATGTAGTCTCTTTTCAAGCCGTAAGGAAATGTATCCCTAACATAGATGTCCAATGCTTCTCGTTCGAGGTTTTCAAGCAAACCTTTTTTGTATTGTTGGAATTTAATTTCCGAAATTCCGTACAACTCTTTTAATTCTTCGGACTTATATCGATTCTCTGAGACACGGTAGTCCTGGTCAATGTAAAAGCACCGCTCTAATTCAAGCCGTTCCGGCTCCGCTGTCTGATCGTAAAGACCGTACGCCCTAAGTGCATTTTCTACGCTTCCAAACGCCCTACGTAATCGAGTTCTCACTGCATCGTACGAGTACGTATTTGACAAGTGGATTTCCTGCCGTAGATTTGTGACGTCTATTCCTTCATCGATCAGGTCGTCTAAGACACACAACGCACGTTCTTGCTTTTCCGTTAGAGTCATCCGACCACCTCCTCACAAGATAATACCCGCGACTTTTTAAAACCGCACAATAAATTCGAAATTTTTCCGCCTTCACTTATAACTGCGCAACGACTTTCCGAAATGGACACCGTTTTTAAAATTTCGCTGTCATAGATAACTGCGAAGTCATTTCCGGAATGGCACACGTTTTTCTGCGTTCATTATTAGTTGCGTATAAACTTTCCGGATCGGACAGCGTTTTAGACAAAAAAAAATAACCCGGCCAATCGGCCGAGTCTATTTGCGTCGCGTTTTTCGTTCCTTATTAAGTTTTCCAGTTATTTGTGCTAGAGGAGAATGTTTTTTATGTTGGGCTTTTAGCGACTGCTTTGACAAGTGAGTATATCGTTTCACCATTCGCATATCTGCGTGACCTAGAAGGGCTTGTAGGTGTCTTATATCTCCGCCATCCTCTAAAAACATCGTAGCGCCTGTGTGTCTTATCAGGTGTGGATGTACTCGTTTCTTTATGCCCGCTTTCTCCGCATAAGTATTTAGTCGCTGTCTGAAATGGTTTGTTGTCATTTTTTCTCCATAGTTTGTTAGGAAGACATAGTCACTATCAAAATCCTCATTTTCCTTAATTAATTCTTTTAAGAGGTTCATCGTCCTTTTTTCTAACGGGACAAATCTCCCTTTCCGTGTTTTGACGTCCCACGCGCTAAGATACACTGTGTCAGATGAGAAATCGACATTGTCCTCAGTTAACGACAATATCTCACCGACACGTGTCATCGAGTCGATTAAACAGGTTAACGCAACATAATCGCGAAACCCTACATACGAACGTTGATCCGGAATGGAAAGTAATTTCCGCATTTCATCCGGAGATAAGATATTGACCATCTCTTCCGGATCTGTCACCAATTTCGTCTCTTCGAAAGGATTTTCAGCCGCAGACCCTGCTTTTATACAAAAACGAAAAAACGTCCGCATAGTTTTTATGTAGTCGTTAACCGATTTCGGGGAGAGTCCGGGCGTCTTATGTTCGTCCTTCTTAAATTTATGGCCGTCGAATTTTACGCGCTCATGCAGGAGCCACGATACGAATCCGCGCGCAAAGTCAACGTCGATATCTCGTATATCATCGCCTACACCGACCATCTTCGCGTACTCAAGTAAATAACGACAGGCACGCATTAGTCTTCGTTAAAGACCTTCCGTTTTTAACTCGCTTCCCCTTCCGTCGTTCTGAATGCATGAAAAAACCGCCTCCTAAATTCGTTTAGAAGACGATTGATAATCGATGCGCTACACTGTCGGATTTAGGTGCGTTACACTGCGATTAGTCATCGTGTAAGTCACCGTTTAGTCATCGTTGATATAGCGCTGTTTATTCGCAAGATGGAGCATAGCGGGCTCGAACCGCTGACCTCTACACTGCCAGTGTAGCGCTCTCCCAGCTGAGCTAATGCCCCGTATATTTGAGACATGATTTATTATAGATGGAATTTTGGAGAAAAGCAAGTGGTTTTTGATGTGAAAAAGAAAATGCTCTGTTAGCCGGCATTTTCTTTTTCACATAGACAATCTATCGCTCTGATTTTTCAAAGCAGAACTGAGCAAACCTTTCAGACAAATCCAGAATGTCTTCTTTCCTTGCCAAGGCAGTGATCCATTCTTCCGGGATGCTTTCCATTTGATCATACATTCCAGCCATCGTACCTGTAATAAAGGCAATTGTATCGGTGTCTTCCCCCAGGTTCACTGCTTCCAATACAGCATCAGAATAACGGTCATAATTGAGGAAACACCACAATGCCGCTTCTAAAGAATGCACAACATAGCCGTCTGACATGATGTCTTCTCTTTTAACAGTCGCAATGTCATCATTGAGTATCCTCTTATAGGCAGAAAACTCATTTTCATACTCGGTTCCTCTCAAATTCTCCAGACAAGAATGAACAGCTTGTTTATATGCCTCTTTAGGAGAATGATTAAATAAATTTATTAAGAATTCTATATAAATGATGCATCCCAGCGTAGATCGGGGATGACGATGTGTAATAAAGGCCCACCGTTCGATCTCAGCTTGCCTTTTTGAAAACTCGGATTCGTTCCATAGTGTAAAAGCCAACGGAGATATTCTCATCAATGCTCCGTTTCCATTATCAAACTCAGATGCTCCGCCGCATTGTACCATTGGAACGCCCCTTTTGAAGCGCTCGATTGCATCATCAGTGGCTCTGCCAATATCAAACATGGTGCCGTATGGAGTCCAGTAGCCTTCCCGATACGCAGCAAACTTTTTCATCAATTCAGTCTCATCTTTTTCTTCGATCAAATTCTCCATTAAACACAAAGTGAGTGATGTATCATCTGACCATGTTCCAGGCGGTTGATTATAAGTCCCGTACCCTGTCATTCCAGTGATATTTAAGTTTCTAGCTTTAAATTCCACAGGGACGCCCAGCGCATCACCGATAATTCCGCCAATGATAGTGGAGTACAGTCTTTTTTTAAAGTTAGATATATGTTTATCATCGTTCAACTGAAACGATATTGTTCTTCTTTTCATTTGGCACACCTGCTTTGTTGATTCATCTTGAAAACGCATGGAGATCAATTTCCATGCGTTTTAGTTTTAAATCATATTCATTTAAAAATAATTATACATCAAATATTATTTTCCTAAAATCAATCTTCTTATCTTCTCTTCAAACTGCATATTTATATTGAAATCGTTTTTCCATAGATTTAAAAGAGAGATAACTTCTTTTAATTTTAAGGAAAAGTTATACAATACAAGAAATGCACTTGGAGCTTCTCTATCTTTAATTAAATAAACTTTTTTGAAGTCAGGAGTCATATAAAAAATATTATATAATCCATTTTTTGTTTGTTCTAAGTTAACAGCAATCTTTTTTTCTTTAAAAATTGAAAAATAATTCTCACCAATTTTCAAATCTAATAATTTATTTAAAGATTTTATTTCATTATCTTCTAACTCTAATATTTTATCTTGTGTTTCAATATCTCGAATACGATCACCTAAAATTGAAACCGCATAAATACCGAGTGCACAAATTCCCTCTTCTTTATTATCAAATTCCTCTTTAATAAATTCATTCCCCCTTTGATTTAATATTAAATAATACATATTGTTTTCCGTGTTTTCTTGAAGTTCAACAAATGTTTCTTGATAAATACAGTTATTAAACTTTTGATAAACCCCTATTTTATTTTCTTCAGCATGACTTATAACCGCATAATCCTCACCAAGGTTTTCCTTCAACAAATTATGCATTTCTATAGACCACCTTTTGTAATTGAAACTTCTTTTATATAACCTTTATCTATTGTATCATTGTGATATTTAAGAATTGTAAAATATTCACTCTCCGTCTCCATAACCTTATGTAGTTTCAATTAAAATCGACCATCTATAATAGATAGATGGTCGATTCAGACTGTTGACAAAATAGGTCGGATTTTTATAATCCGACCTATTTTTGTCCAATTTATTCTGTTTTTTCGATGAGAATGCTGACGATCAGGCCCTTTCCAGGTCCAATTCGCCAGCTTTTTGAGATTCATGGCAGCGAAAACAAGCATCGCCTGCATGGACAATTTTTTCTTTCCCCGCAGGGTTGTCCAGCGCAGGCCATGCTTGTGTTTTAAATCCGCAAAAACTCGTTCGATCGTTTCTTTG